GGTTCTGCGGCATCGTATATTCTTCCGTGTTTCGGCGCGATTTTCTTTTGTTTATGCACGTCAGCTCGTTGAGGAGGGCGTCCGTCAAAATCCTGCCTTTGTGCAAAACGGAGAAAATGTTGCAAAAACGGGTCAAATAGGCGATATCGTATCCCCATCACGGAAATTCAATTAAGAACCTAAAACCATATTTATCATAACAGTTATAACAATAAAAGTAAACAATAATTTCATAGATAGTTTATAAATTTCTGTAAAGATATTCATAATTTTCATCTCCTTTATAACATCATAACATAATCTAAAGTGCCACGCAAGCATAACTTGGTGTCACTCAGCCCCATTACATCAAGAAGTGTAATGGGGCTGTTGCGCTCGCTGGCGCTCGCTGGTGCATATCTATTCGCTAACCGCGCTCACGCTTGGTTACAAAACAGAAACTCCGAAGCAGAGCTTCGGAGTTTTCTGTTTTCTATCAACGATACATATCAAAAAGATATTGAGGATCATAATCCCAGCCAAAAAGATCGGAGAAGATATTAGAAGCAGCTTTACCAATCTCACGAGCATAGCCAACAGCAGAAGAAGGGTTACGTACCGAATTATCAGAAGAATACTTAGTACCTTCATAACTCTTATCAGAAGAATACTTAGTACCTTGATAATGCATATCAGAAGAATACTTAGTGCCTTCATAATTCTTATCAGCAGAATAGCGAGAAGCAGCAGCGGAGGTATCAGCAGCATATCTTGTAGCACCGGCATGAATACCAGCAGAACCAAGAGTAGCATCACGAGAAATATTAGCTACAATCTCCTCCATAGCAGTATACTTATCAGCAACAGCCTCTTGCGTACGAGCATTAACGTTAGCGGTCTGCAACTGAGTTTGGGCAGAAAGCACAGAACCGAGAATCTGAACCAAAGCAGCATTAGCAGAGGTATCAACCTCACCTTTAGCTCCAGCAGAAGTAACACCAGAAGCGGTAGCACCGGAGGTAACGGCAGCGCCGTTACCTCCCATAGCACTTAGCACCGGATTAAGACCGGCAGCCTTAAGATCACGAATTTCACGCTGATGCGCAGTATTGCTCATGTATTCCTGCCAAGAACGGCTTTTAGCGGCCTCCTGAGCGTTAAATTGCATAGCCAAGGCATTTTGCCTTTCCTGCCAGTCGCGTTGCTCAGAAGCCATCTGAGCGCTTTTAGCGGTGTTTTCTGATGCAGTCCTCGTAATACGAGAAAGAGCAGAATCCAAATTTCCGACAGCCGGCACACTCTGAACCTGAGAAGCATCCTTACCAGTAGTCATGAAATCACCTCTCAATGATGGTCAATCAGACCAGGGATAGAATACATCGGCATAGGACGAGTAGTCCGGTTCTTAATGTAGATATCAGCAAAAAGCTGATTGCTGACAGCAGAAGAAACTGCAAGAACACGATCAACATTAGTCTTATCCTCACGAATCCAAGAATCCGAAAGCATAGGAAGAGCGGAATAATCATCGGCAAGATGCCAAACGTCAAGAGACTGGGCGTACTGAGAACGCATCTCGCCGGTAACACGGGAAGGCTTATAACGGTAATCAGCCCACGCTTCTTGATAGCCGAAAACCTGATCATCAATGACAGCACCAGCAGAATCCTTAACACTGGGGCCTTGGGCAAAAATCTCCTTGTTCTTCACAGCCTGTTCGCCGATATTGGCGAAAACAGGCCAATAGTAATCAAAGCGATCTTTACGAGACCAAAAACGTTCAAGACCCTGCTGGTAAGTATGATCGTAACGAGCAACCATAACGCCAATGACAAAGCCATGCTCAGTAAAAGATTTGGTAAAATCGGAATGCGTATCCGTAGTAACAGACATACCAGTTACAGTACCTTGTGCAGTCTCGCCAGAGGCCGTAGCAGACTGCTGCACAACCTGATTGATATTGATAGGGACACGATTACCACCGAGATATTCGGGACGCTGAAGACGGGCATCCGGAGAAGTCACGCCGAAATGAGACTTAAGAATTTCAATATAGCGGGAACCGCCACGGGCGTCTTTCTCATAGAGCTTCTGAATCTGGAACGCCATACGAAGCTGATTGATCGAAGCACCGAGACCACCGGAAGACTCAGCCCAAAGGTTAGTAGGATCAAAAGTAGCAGAAGAGTTAGGACCAGTAACACCAACATTAGATGAAGAGACAGAAGGAATCAAGTAATTACTAGTAAAAACATTGAGTTCATCAAACACAGTCGATTTAGAACCATAAACACCAGAAAGAGTAAACCCACCAGGCTCATGAACCTCATTTTTGGTAACGACAGGATAAACACCAGAAGTAGCCGAAGGAATCAAAACATCCGGACCTTTCTGCGGAGACGGAAGACAGCTTGTAAAATAGTCGTGATACTTAGCGGCCTTATAGGGGAGGCCGCCTTTTGCAACATCGGTAACAAACGTGCCAGTATTCACACCAGCTACAGTAGCATCATCGACGGGAACGACGAGCGGGTCAGATAGGTTTTCATCACGAAACCACTCATTCATTACCAAGGCATAAGCTCGGAAGGGAAGAGCACTAACGGAAAGATTAGGAACGCCGGTAGGCACACCGAGATAATCGGCAATAGTTCCAACAGACCATCCACTATCAGCAGGAGCAGTAATCTGAGGAATTTCATACTCCGTCTGAGGAATCCACGCAGATTCCGTATTCTCACCGTTGAACTGCTTCCAATGAGACCAAGTAAGCCGGTTCGGTACGAAGAAGAAATACGTATCGAGATAGATGTTATCCATGACCGGAGTAAGCAACGTCTGCAGGCGCACGACCTTGGATGTGTCCACGTTGAACGTATCTCCCGGTAGTACTTCGTCAACGAAAAAAGGAACAATGTCACCAACGTTAAACGAAGTCTTAAGAGAATGCGAGCGGTCAAACGTCGAGCGCCGGATATCGATATTCGTGGGATTAAGCGCGAAATGAGATTCAACATTGCGGTTCATTCGGTAACCTCCTTTTTCGGCTCAACAGCCGGTTTTTCCTCCTGGGACGGGTCAGACTCTCGCTCGGGCTTGATTCCGAGCTTGTCGAGGAAATCAGGCTTGTCCATACCAGCCATGAACTCGGCAAAATTATGATTGAACTTCGCGCGAATATCAACCGGAAGAGAATTGAAAAAGCTCTGACCTTCATTGACCCTGTTCAGAAGCTCAGCATAGGAGGTGGGCATATTAGTGAAGTCACCATAAGCGCCTTGGACACGCGAAAGCGCGTCAACGTCGCCATTCTGAAATCGAGCAAGAATCACGTGGATATCGACGGCTTCGGCGTGGGATTGAATAAAATCGTAAAGGTCTTCTTTGCCAGATTCAACGAGATCCATAACTCCATTTTCATCAAATTTAGGCTGATAGAGAATCCTTTCGCGCTGACCTCCATTTGAAATGAAGCGAGTTCGCGGACGATACTGAGTAGAGAATCCAAGCTTTTCATCATACATGATCAATAATCCTTTCCTTGAATGGAAGAACCATCCAAAATAACATCGACAGGCTGAGGCGTGATCACACCTTTAGAAGAATCAAACTCACCTATCTTACAAAGGGCATAATCCTCAATGTGAGAAAACAGAAGACTTTCCTTCTGCATACAGGCATGAGCGAAATTCCGCATAGCGGAAGAATCATTCTGATCTACCGTAGGCGGGAGAAAGCCCGTGCGGGCATCGCGGATAGAATAGACACCATATTTCATTCTTTAACCTCCAAAAAAGCTTTAAAATAAGGACAACCTAAACAATCCTGATCGCAAACGTCAAAATACTCACAATTAAAAGAATCCTCAATCATAGCCGGATACCTCCACGGAAAACAGTCGGATTAATGTTGATCTTCTTAGACTTCGCAGCAGTACGACGAAAGACCTTCTTGTCTTTCTTGGGACGCATTTTCTTACGCATTAGATAGAACTCCTTTTCAAAGATTTTAGTCGGGCCAGCTGATTCCGTTCTTCAACAGCAAGCTGGTCTAAATAACTAAGTGTGGTCTTCTGTAATTTTGCTTTCTGCGCTTCAGCTGCCATCTTCTGACGGACGTCCTTAAGCTTGGCAGATTCTTCCGGACAATCGAGATCAAACAATTTGTCATAATACTTCGGAGGTCGAAACTTCCTTCCTCCTTTCTCAGTCGAAATGTTGATAAACTCGTGTTCATATAAGTCAGGATGGTCTTCATAATACTGGCGAGCAATGCCGGGCTTGCGAGACATAAGCGAAAACTCAGGGACAATATTGAAGTTCTCATAGAACTCAGCTTCAGGGCCGGTAAGCTTCTTCATGACATAACGAGCAGTATAAGCACAAGTCTCCCAGGTCACAGGAGCTACAACAGCAAAGCCATTCGGCCAAACTTGTTGAAGAGACACAGAATTGAAGTATTGGAAACCTTGAGCAGATCGCTTGTAAGGTACAAGGTCATGGAGCTCCAATCCAAAAATGATTGCATGGTAATGCGGACGAAACGTCAAAGAACCATACTCACCAGAAGCAAAGAAGCGAATACCTTCACCAAACTTTTTGCGAAGACGCTTCATGAAAAGCTGAAAATCACGCTTCACGAGGGACATACTCGGCAGGGCCTCGCCGGTCGCCGGATCGGAATAGTAATGAATCGGTACATGACCATCATCATAAGTAAGAGTTACAAAGTAACTGGACTTATGATATTCAAGCTCAAGCATACAACGATTAGCCCATTCGCGAGAACGCTGAAGACGACAACCAGAACACTTACCGCAGGGAATTTCTACGAACTCGGTAATATCACCAAAACGACCAGTAGGCGGGCTTCTCATACAAGCAAAGCCATCACCAGAACGCTCGAGATGGTCTACCTCATAGCTCGTCACCTTGAGCAACCGTTTACCATCTTTTTCGCCTAAAACAAAGGCTTTCAGCGGATGATAGCAGGGCAAGAAATCACCTTCTTTGTATGGGGATATCGTACCCCCATACATTTTCGGAAATTTCAAGAAATTTCGCAGAAATAGTTTCGGGGAGCGGCGTGAAAAAATGGGTAGACGAAAGGGTAGACGGCGGCCTCTCCGGAAAACCCGCAAGCCCTTGCGCCCCAGGCGTTTCGGCGGGTAGACATCGGGTAGACATGGGCGGTTTTGAACAAAACAGATCGTCAAAGTGTACAAAAAAAGCGCCCTTCGGCGCTTTTTTCAAAAGGACTCATTTTCAGGTTTTCACGATCCGCTTTTTTCCGCACTTCGGACAGGTCAATTCGACCGTTCCGACGCTGCGCGGCACACGGCAATAGGTGCCGCAGGAGCACTTCACATATTTGTGTTCCTTGTCGGCGCGGCGGGCCTTCGCTCCGCGCAGGGCGCTCTGCTTCGGCCCCCACCACTGCATGAACTTTGCGTTTTCCGCACGGCGCTTTTCGAGGTTGCGCGAGAACATACGGAACAGCAGATATACGCACAAAAAGAGCGTGGTATAGTGGATAAAGGCGGCAAATGCCTGCCCCGGCACCAAGGCGGGCAGCAGGCTGAGCACCAACTCAGCGATAAACAAAGCCCAGCAGAGCTGGTCGGCGCCGTTTCGACCGTACATGAAGCGCGCTATCGCGCAGCGAAGCTTATAAATGAAATTCTGCAAGATCCATCACACTTTCTATCAAAATTGCTTTTATTCTATATGATTTCGCCTAAATAGTAAAGAGGGCGCAAAAAAGTTTACGAAACGGCAATAATTGGTTTGACACAGGGCGCTTCGTATGCTATGATACCGAAAGGAATAAGGGAGTAGCCAACGCCGCTGCGGCGTCGGGCGGGTCGTCATCACGGGGCTGCGCCCCCGGTCCGCTCATGAAATGGCGAGACTTTTACCGAAGGCGTCTTTGCAGCCGTCCGACGGTAAGAGTCTTTTTCTTTTCCCAAAACCAATTCTATAATACAGGAGTGTGTTGCATTTATGAGCTTTCTGCTTGACGGCTTTCGAGCCGTGACGTGGCAGCAAGGCGTGATGTACCTTGTGGGCTTCGCGCTCATCTACCTCGCCATCCAAAAAGACTA